CTTAATGTCAATGTATTACTTCACTACCCCTACGGTAGATGAAACTCCTGCAGGAGATAACATCCTGTTTGCTCGCTACAAGATAGCGCGTGGAATCTCAGTGTTGCGTTTAAACGGTGTGTATTCCTCATACAGATACCCAAGTCAGATTTTGACAAATACTGCCGAGGAGTATTACCCAGGCGGTACATCAACTTTGATTACACAACAGACAGCCGATGCTCTAACAGCACAAGGCTACGGAGAGTACATAACACCAGCATGAACCTACATCAAAAACAAACCCACCCAGAATTTGTGGAAGGTTGCTTTGGTTGCAAGTTAGGAACTCTTGTAATGAATACAGGAGAAGCCAACTCTAACCTAGGCGTATCTTCTAAGAAGTGGGATAAAGAATTGCAGGCATACAGAGATGCCCGCGCTCAGGGCATACAGCCCGCAGGAACCAGCATGAAGAAGGTTCAAGAAGCAGTAAGAATTTCAAATGAAACTGGCAAAGCGTTCGGAGCATAGGGAGGAATCATGGCTGCTCGCAAACCACCAAGAAAAAAACAACCAGTAAAGCGTGTGCGTACAGTCAAAGATGAGTCGTATACAGAACTTGAAATGTACTGCATTTGGCTCAACGAGTACTACCGCTCTTTAATTAAAGCAGGTTTTAAGTCTGATGTAGCCATGGCATTTGTCATGGATAAAGGTTCTTATCCAAGTTGGGTGTCATACAAAGCACCTTCTGAGGATGAGATTAAGCGGTTACTGGATGAGGAAGATGATGATTGAGCCTATTGTTCCAGAACCACTGTGGGGACTGCCCTCTCCCACTATAGAAGATGAGGACATCTACGAAGATGAGGATGAAGAATAATGTGCGTTGAGTGCAACTGCTTCGGAACTGTCACACCTTATGGTGTTGGTGGCAGAACCCCTACAGAACTACCAAAGGCTCCTAATGTAGCCATTTACAACAAGCCGATTATCCGTATTGGCGAAACCCCAATGAGCAAAATGGATGAATACAACGACTCAGAGGACAATGACTAATGAAGAAAAAAGCAACAGCAAAAAAAGGCATGGGATTCAAAGCGGCACAGAAACAGATTGCGAAAAAGCAGGGTGTTGGGATGGAGCGGGCTGGAGCGATTCTCGCTGCTGGCGCTCGCAAAGCATCTGCGAAAGCAGTCAAGGCAAACCCGAACCTGAAGAAGGTCCGTGGGATGACTAAGAAGAAGGGCAAGTAATGCCTAAGAAAACTAAAGTTGAAAAGATAATGGGCGAGTACAAGCGTGGAACACTCCACTCAGGTCGTGACCCAAAGGGTCCTAAAAAGGCTCCAGTTGTCAAGAATCGCAAACAAGCAGTTGCTATTGCTTTATCTGTAGCAGGCAAATCAAAGAAGGCTGCCAAGCGTGGCGGAAAAAAGAAGTAAGCGCGACCCGCGCCTAGCGCGGGCTGGCGTATCTGGTTTTAATAAACCAAAGCGCACACCAAGCCATCCATCTAAATCACATGTGGTGGTAGCAAAAGAAGGCAGCCAAGTAAAGACCATCCGTTTTGGTCAACAAGGTGTAACAGGCGATAGACAGCCTACAAAACGCCAAAAATCATTTAAAGCACGCCATGCAAAGAACATTGCTAAGGGCAAAATGAGTGCAGCGTATTGGGCAGACAAGGTGAAGTGGTGAAAGGTAAAGCATTTTGGGACAAGAAGAATCCAAAAAAGACATCTACAAAACTTACTTCTGCACAGAAGGCTGCTGCCAAGGCTCGTGCAAAGGCTGCGGGTCGGAAGTATCCGAACCTAGTAGATAACGCAGCAGTGGCTCGCAAGGCTAAGAAGAAAGGCAAGTAATGGCAACAGGAGTAGCAGGAAGTACCCTTACGGGCGAACTTAACCGTCTAGCCAATGGCGGAACATACCCCGTTTATACAGTCTATGAGGCACCACAGGGTGCTGCTAATGCGTGGGCTGGGACAAATGGCTTAGGACTTATTGCTGCCCTTAATTACAAGGCTAGTTCTACACGCCAGCCAAACAACTACAAGGGTTTAAACGCCATCTGCAATGAACTTGCTGGCACATCTGGACTATCAGCCGTGGTTGCATTAAGGAGCATTAACCTATGAGTACCTTTGGACAATTAGCAGACCGCGTTGAAGCGGTATTGCATGGCTACACAGAGAATACAGAGTCTGCCACATGGTTAGTTACTAACGCTACCAGTACAGCAACAACTCTGAGTGTTTATGATGCTTCAGTTATTGGTCGTGGTTATGTACAAATTGACGATGAAATTGTATTCGTTAACACTACTGACAATGTAGCCAACACTTTAACCCTTGCCCCTTGGGGCAGGGCGCAGCGCGGTACAACTGCTGCTGCTCACTCAAGTAATGCTAAGGTAACGATGGCTCCATTGTTCCCACGCAATGAAATTAAAAACGCTATTAACAACACCATTGATGCTATGTACCCAAGTATCTTTGCTGTAGGAACATACGACTTTGATTATGTAGCAGCACAGTATTCATACCAAATCCCTGCTGCTGTCCAAAATGTCCTATCTGTAACTTATTCAACAGTAGGTCCATCCAAAGAGTGGTTCCCTGCTCGTGCATGGCAGTTAGATAGAACTGCAGACTCAGATGCCTTTGCAACCACAAAGAGCCTATCTATTTATTCAGAGATTGTGCCTGGACAAACAGTGCATGTGTCATACAGCAAACGCCCAACGCTACTTGTTAATGACAGTGATAGTTATGAAACAGTCACAGGCTTCCCATCATATTCGGAAGATGTTGCCATCTATGGCGCAGCCTTCCGCATGATTTCGTTCTTGG